CCTTTGCGCCGGGGGGGAGGGGGTGGTGCCTGGGTCACCAAATATCTGACGCAACAACCTCGATAGATGGTCTTGCCGCACGCTTTCCGTTGCCTCGTTGCTCATTGCAAAGGCGGTGCGTCAGGCGGCAGTTGTCGCGGTCGTATGGTGATCCGCCCAGGCTGACGGGTATGATCTCGTCGACTTCTGGGCTGCCTGGGTGCGGTGTCTTGAGCGTCTTGTCTACAGGCTTGTGACAGATTCCGCAGTCGTTCTCTTCTGCCAGGACTCGAGCTCGCACTTGTCTGCGTCTGTGTCCGTTGGCGTTGCGTGGGAGGCTCATCGTCCCTCCACGCGGTTAGCCCCACACTCGGCGCCGTAGAGGCTCTTCTGGGTGTGGGTGGTGGTTCACCTTGTCGTGTCTGCCATGGGTGTGTGTGGTGGCCTTGTTGCTCGGCCCCTGGTTCCTGTGTGTGCAGATCTTGACAAGGGAAGTTCATTGGCACCAGCACCGCGCCCCGGTATCTCAACCGTCCGGATGGCTTACGGGGTCGCGGGCTGGGCGGCACTACTGTCGCAAGTGCGGTCGTGAGGAACCGCCCTGGACGCTAGGCGCGGAACGGTTCGTGTTGCAACCTAGAGCGCTTACGGCCTAGGTGGCATGGTCCAGATACGCCAAAAGCCCCACGCGGCTAACCCGGGTGAGGCTTTCGACAACTATCAGACAGTACAAATGTACTCGTGACAAAGCCTGGTGTCAAACACCTACGGAGACTTTCTTACGAGACTTCTCGGCCAGCGCCAGCACCTCCGACAGCCGGAACATTTCAGGCTTCGTCGTCGCCGGCAGGACGCGCTTACGTGCGATCCACTGCACCAACGTGTTCGTCTTGGTCGGATGCCCCAGCATCTTGAGCGCGTCAAGGATCTCGCCGCGATCCATCAGCACAATCTCAGCCTTGCGTGCCAACCATTCGGCCCAATCGCTGAACGTCATCAGCGCCCCACACGTGTCGCACCTCGCCGTCCCCTGCGCCTTCGACTGGAACATTTCGCCCTCGCATTCAGGGCCATCGCAAGGTCCGGCAAACTGTGGCGGCAACGGTTGGATCACGAGTACCTCGACCCTGCGCATGAGCTCATGAGCCTCGTCGCAGAAGTCCAGCGCGATCTTCTCGTCAGCGTCGGCGGTGAAGTGTCCGTACCGCTTGGCGATGAGCCGCAGCTGGTCCTCGAGCGCGTCGGGCATGCGCTTCACATCGTCGGTCTCCATGAGCAGCGCCGAGCAGTAGAACGATGCCGACGTGTCAAGGTCGAACAGCAGATCGGATGCGCCGAGGTCGATGGGTGGCTTTGACTTGGGCGCTGTCCTTCCAGCTTCGGAGTGTCCACGTCGGGGCTCGAGGTAGAGCCTCACGAGTGGCACCAGGTCGGCGAGTCTGCGCCAGTTGTCGGCCGCTTCGATGGCGGTGGGTGTGTCGATCACTTGCCTGCCTGCCTGTCTGCCCACTCGGGCTCTGCGTCTGGGATTCGGAAGCCGATGCTTGGGCCGGTGTGTTCGTGGGCTTGTTCGGTCATTGCTCCGAGCGCTGTTTCGTCGTGGTGCTCGCATGGCTCCTGGTCACGTCTCACGTCGAGGGTGAGGGCTAGGCGGATGCGCATTGGTCGCCTCCTTTCATGATCAGACCGATGCTTAGTCCGTCTCTAGCGAAAAGGCCCTTGAGGTCGGCCAGTGGCATGTCTGATACTGAAATCCAGCACTTGCAGGGGGACTCCATGGAGTCCATGTCGCCACAGTCGGCGCATCTCTCGGGGGGGCAGTTGCCACATCGTGTGGCAAACGGCAAATCGTCTGAGAGCTGGGATCCGCATCCTTGGCAATTAACCATCGCTTCGTCCTTTGAGTTGATTGGCGCGGTACGGGTTGGGGTTGTTGAGGAACTCGGGTGCGTCGCCGCTCTCATATCGGATTGACGCGAGAGCCTGATCCCATGCCGTCTCCGCAACCTTGCGTTCATGGGCCGCTAGCCACTTTGCATATAGCATTCCGTTGCGCTGAACGAAGCCGCGCTCATCGAGGTAAAGCCGTCCTGTGATCACGAGGTAGTTCTCGTCGTCGTTCATGACTTGCCTTCTTTCGTGGCTGCTCGGACTTTGGCTATTGCGGCTTGGACGAACTCGGGTGATGCGGGTTCGGTTGCTGCGGCTTCGGCTTGGCGGGCTAGGCGTTCTTGCGTCTGGGCTGTTCGTTGCCGCTTGTTGGTCTCGCGCTCGACTGCGGCGTCGGTGTTGCTGGCCTCTCGCCGCGCGGTAGCGCAGGCGCCGCACGACTTCGCTGGGTCGTGTGATCGTCCACATGCTTGGGGGGCGAACTCGGCCCCCTGCTTAGGTGACCCCCCAAGATCACTTAACCCATTTAAAGGCTGGGATGGGCTGGGATGGGCTGGGATGGGGTGTCCGGACACGCCTGGGACACCAGTGGTGTCCCGTTGGGACAAGTCCGGGACATTTTCAGGCTTTACCTGGCCCTTTGATTCTCGGTACTTCCGCTTGCGTTCAGCCTCGTCGACCCTTCTTGCTTCAACTTGTGCCTTCGTTCGCTGAAACTTCTCCCAGTTGTGGAATCGGTAGCCGCCGCGAGCCTTCTTCCATAGCCCTGTTGCGACCAGTGCTTCGGCTCCACGGTCGGTTCCGCCCATGGCTGTGACGATGGCTTTGGGGACAGATCCGTCCTTGAGTCGTTGTGATGACCAGGCGCCGCAGAGGACCCATGTGCCCATTGCTTCTGCTTTGAGCTGGGGGTCGAGGGCGAGCACCTTTTCGTCGGTGTTGATCGCGTCGTCAACCATGAACCAGGGCACTAGACTCTCCGCTCTGACAGGGCGATTATCCTGTTGGGGTCGATGGTCCGTTCGTTTGCGAGGTCGTCGGCGATTCTCATGGCGTCGGTCCAGTTGGTGCACGTGTAGGTGCGGATGATGTGCTCGTAGGTGTCATCGAGACACAGGAGGAATCGATGAAGCGATGCGGCCCCGATGATGCTGTGCATCACAATCCAGTTCCCCGTCGATGCCCGCCGTACCGTGATTCCCATCACGCACGACCGAACGCGGCGTTGATGATCTGCACGGTGGGGCACGGTTCGGTCTCGACCGGTACGCCGCATTGGGAGCAGCACAAGCCGCCCAGTCCGCCGTCTTGGATGCGTTCTGGCTCGTGTAGCGCCATGATGTCTAGGAGCGCTTGTCCCAGGCTGTCCACGGTGAGGGTGCTCATCCTTCGACTCCAAACTTCCATCGTGCTGCTCGTTGTGATTGGTCTCTGCTGACTCGTGGGTCGCGGTGTCCGACGTGCCATGACTCGCTGACGACGCACCGGAATGGGCGTAACCCTGGGCCGGTTGCTTTCCCGGCCTGTTTCGCTGTGGCACGGTCCTGATAGGCGCGTTTGCCACACGTGCACGTCCAGTACGGGAGGGTCACACCGCACCGCCCAGCAGTCGCGTGAATGTGTCGCCGGTCATGGTGACGTACCAGTCGCCGGGGTCGCTCTTGCCGCGTCGTTTGTGCCACACGACACCGACAGCGGCGTCGTCGTTGCCGCGTTCAATCTCGGCTTCAGCAACCCACCCAGCGAGGTCGACCTTTGCGCAGTCCTTGACCTCGATGACGACACGTGAGCCGTGCATGGTGCGGACGCCGCTGATGTCGCCGCGATCTTTCGACCCGTTGCGAGCTCGACGTTCAATGCGGTCGTCGTCTTGGGTGTCGCGTAGGTACTTGGCGACGTCGGTCTCGGCGCGTGCTCCCGCCTGCTTGGCGGTTGCTCGAGTGCGGGTCATGCTGCGACCTCCTTTGCGAGTCGTCGTGCGAGCCGGTTGCAGGTGCCACAGTCGCCGTCCCACACCTGGGAGCCGCACTTTGGGCAGCGGGTGATGTGCTGCTGGGCAAGGGCGAGCGATTCGTGGCGTAGGAGTGCGTTGGGATCTGCGTGCTTGCGGCGTCGTGCTGTGATGACCAGGGCGGCGTTGGTCATGTGCAGGTCGGCACGCGGCGTTATCTCACGGAGCCTTGGTGCCGACATGCTTACCCAGCCGCAGAAACACTCGGCCTGCCATTCGTGGCCGCTAGGGACGATGTTGATGACGTGCCCTGGAAGTCGCTCGCTCATCGCTGCACCGTCCGTGTGCGCTTGAGTAGTTCGGGTGACCCTTGGTACAGGGTGCGCCTGCCACGTTTGCCGACGATGGCTGGCTTGAGGTCACCGATGCGTGTCTTGGCGCCCTCTAGTGCCAGTCCAGTGAGGTCCGCGATCTCTTGCACGGTGTACGCCTCTGTGGTGTATGCGACGTTCTCAATGCCGGGTGTTGACCCGGCGTGTACGCGGCGTTCGATGGGTGTCATGCCGCCCCAGACGCCGTAGGTTTCGTGGTGGTCGATAGCCCATTTGAGGCAGCGCTCACGGACGTCACACCTGGCGCAGATTGCACGTGCCGGGTTGGCTGACTTGCCGCCCTCGGGGTAGAACACTTCGGCGTCGGTTTGGCGGCACGAGGCCGATTCCATCCACTCTGGTCGCGCGCTCATTTCCCCCGCCTCCGATCAAGTTCGGCGTCACAGGTGCAGGCTTCCCAGGTGTGCCCGTTGATGCAGTGGGTGAAGTGGGTGACAACGTCGACGCCGTGACGTTCAGCGACGTCAGCAAACGCGCTGTACGGGATGACAGCCTCCACGTCGTAACCGAACAGTTCGGCCAGCTCGTGCAGGACTTCCTCTGTAGTCGCCATGGCTAGAACGGCGGCTCGGACTCGGACACGGGAGCACTGGCCCACGGGTTGTCTGCGGGGGGTGCGTTGAATCCGCTACCAGACTTGGGTGTGCGGGTGACCTTCGCGGTGGCAAAGCGCAAGTCGGGTCCGATTGCATCGACGATGAGGACCATTGCGGATCGCTTCTCGCCGTTCGTCTCCCAGTCCTCTTGCGTCAGGCGACCGAGAGCCACGACACGGCAACCCTTGTCGATGCTCTCGGTGATGTGCTCAGCGAGTTCACCGAACGCCTTGCAGCGGACGAACGTGGCCTTCTCGGTCTCGCCGTCCTTGCGGTTGTCGGCAATGGTGAACGTCGCCCACGCCTTGCCCGCTTGGGAGAACTTGAGTTCCGGCGCGTTGGTGATGTTCCCGACGACGGGCAGGTTGATGGTCACTTGTGGGTCTCCTTGAGGGTTGGGGTGGTCGAGCTGGCTTGTAGCAGCGCGGCGATAGATGACGGAAATGCGCGGGCTTCGGAGTTGTGGGGGCATTGGTTCTCAGCCCACGATTCGCTGATGGCGACCACTTCTGCCCAGTCGTCAGCGAGGGTGATGACGATGGGCCCCTTCTCAATGTCTGAGACCCAGACCGTTTCAGCGTCGGGCCAGAGCTCGCGCAGCCCAAGGTCAATGCCCCCATACCCGGAGAACAGGCTTCCGATGCGCGGCCCACTCACCTCGCACCAACCAACCCGAGCGCCCGCTTCAACCGGTCAGCGTCCCGAGCATCTGTCGCGAGTCGGTCGATGTGCCAAATGACGGCGGCGGCTTCTTCGGCCGTGATTTGCTCAACCTGACCGATGTCACCAAAGGGCGACACGATCTCGGTGGGTGTGTCGGTGCGTCGTGGGGAGCCTTGGACGATGCCGCTGTACTTGCCGTGATGGAGGGTCATGGGGTCACCGCCACGTGCGCTTCGGTGATGTGCCACTCCATTGACTCCCGTGCGCCGTCGATGTTCTCGCGGGCCTTCGCGATTGCGTCTTTGTGCTTCTGGGTTAGTTCCCGCGCCCGTTCAGCCAGGCGCGCGGCGTGGATTAACTCAGTACGAGCCGCGCTGACTTTGATATTGAGGCGCTGGCACTGCGGGCAGTTGCCGAATGGCTTCGGGTCGCTCATTCGTCAGCCCCCGCCCATTCGCCCAACTCGTCGAGGTATTCGGCCTTCCATTTTTCGGAGCGGATGAATGCTCCGAGCGCAATGGCTGTGAGTGCGACGATTGCGAGGTCAGGTCGCCACGCTGCGGACGTTGCCAGGCCCGCGATGCCGCCGATGATGAGGGTGCGGTAGGTGGCGGTCATGAGGTGAACTCACCGTTTGGCCCGGCGAGATAGGTCCGCCACGACGTTTGGCGCAGACGGTCAAGCGCGAGGGTTGACACCCGCGCTGCCTCGGCGGTCTCGTTTAGCGCCGCCACCCACCCACGCTTGAAGCCAGCCTCACGAGCGCGCTCCATCTGCTCAGATTCACCCTCGCCTTCGAGGCGTTGCTTCAACGCTTCAATCTCGGCGTTGCGCTTGGTGAGCGAACGCTGCAAGTCCTCGATGTGCCGGACCAGCATGTCCCGTGCGGGCATCGTGAACGTAACCATTTCCCCGCTCATGCCAGCGCCCCCTGTTCGCCGTGGAGTGCGCCGTCGAGCTCGGCCTTGCGTGCGGCGATCTTGGCCTTGACCGTGGCCGACTTGGTTGACGTGTTCCAGAGCGCCATGAGTTCGTCCGGTGTGGTGGCGTCCGCGATCTGGGTCGGCGTTGGGTCCGTGGGGGTGGCCGGTTCGGCGAGGGGCCGAATCGTCACGGGCGACTTGTGGCCGCGACTCGTGGTGACTCGCACGGTTGCCGGTACGTCCAGGTGTGAGGCGTGACTGACGCGAATCCCACCAGGGGTGTCATTCCCGAATCGCACGGTCGGGTCTCGGTACAGCGTCACCCGACGTCCGACCCACTCAGAGGCTTCGTCCGTGCCCCAGGCGAGGATGAGCGCACTGATTACGCTGTTCGGTGGACGCCAGCAGCGACCCTCACCCTCCACCAAGTCGATGTCGTAGGGTCCCTCGGCGGTGCCCTTCCGAGCGCCCGCGATGGTAAACGTGCGCGGGCCGCCCAAGAAATCATCACTGTTCCATTGGTCCGAACGGACCTTCACTTCGATCTTCACAGTTTCAGCTCCATAGGTGTGTACGGGTCAATGAGTGCGGGCACGGCAACCCCGGCCGTGCGCTTGTTGTAGAGGGCGATGATGTCGGCGGCTTGTGCCTCGAATTGCTTGACGGCGGCCTTGATCGCGGTGTGCCATGTCTCGTCGGGTTCGATGCGAATGACGTGGGGTGCCATGCCGCCGGGCCACGAGATGAAGTCGCACCACTTGCGACCGGACACTAGTAGGCCGCTTTGGATCTGGGCCATGTACCCGAGCGGCATGGTGTCGGTGACGACGGTCTCGAGGTGGCCCTTGTGTCGGGGCGACTTCACTTCAATCAGCCCGTCGTCGCCAACGAGTCCATCGGGTGAATACCCGAGCGACCCCCACTCGGCGTCGAGCCGCATGAATCCCATTTGTGTGACGGGTGCGTGTTCGGTGGAGTACCAGTCGCGCGCCACGATCTCGGCAAGGTTGCCGCGTGCCATGTCGTCGTTGGTGAACGTCGGGTAGATGAATCCCGTGATGCGTTGGGCGATGAGTTCCCACATGAGGGCACGTGACTTGTCATTACTCGCGGGCTTGGCTGTCGTGGGCGTGATGAACTGGCCCACGACTGACGCTGTGATGATGCCGCAGCGTGCTTCAAGCCACTCGGGCGAACCTTGCTCAAGGTCCGGAAATGTGTGCAGGCTCATACCGGGAACCAGCCCTTGCGCCACTCGGAGGTTGGGAAGGTTTGGCCGCATCGGTGGTGCTGAGTCCTGGGACGCGGGCAGTTCAAAAACACGAGGTTCCATACCCCTTGACAAACCAGCGTGCGCGGAACGCATCCACACGGATATGGACCGCGCGACCAAGCCACGGAGACGGTGCATGGGTCGCCGAACGCGTGATCGGCCTCACACTTCACCTCGTCGGCTGCTTCAAGGTCGGTCAACATGACGCCCTGAATCACGGGGGCAATATCGAGGGCGCTCATGCCGTCACCGCCCAAACCAGCACGCCGCCGAAGATGCATGCGGACGTTGCGGCCATGATTGCTGCGGCCCGGTCGCGAGCTCGCCATGCACTGACAGCGCCAACGAATGACGCCACAAACAGGAGTGCGACCGATGCGCCGAAGAGAGACTGGCCGGTCATCACGCCTCCTCCCGACGTGCGGCCATGGGGTCGACGTGGAACCCATAGGCGCGGTTGTGTGAGTCGGCGTGGTCGCGTGCTGCACCGATTGACGGGGAGTCCACGGTGGTGAATCCGTCCGTGACCCCGTAGCCGCCGTACCAATAGGCGACGAATGCGCGACGGGTCCGGTCCAGGTGCCGACGTTCGGGACCGGTGTACGCCGCGACGGGTTGGTCCCAGTCGTCAATGTCCGGGGCGGTCACATCGACTCCCTTACGAGTCCAAGGCCAGCCGACACAATCAGCGCGATCGCGGACACGGCCAGCAACCAGTCCCAACCGGTAAGGGCGCCCGTGGTAGTGACAGCACCACCAACAGCAACCAGGGCCGTCAAAAGGGCGAGGACGGCGACGTTGAAGAGAGTGCGCTGGGTCATCGCGCACCGCCCTTCACGTCAACACGCTGCTTGAGCGCGTCCAGATCGTCACGTTGAATGCGCACCCGACCGACCACCTTCACATACGGCAGGGTGCCATCTGACAGCCAACGCCGAACCGAACGCTGACTAACTCCAAGATCATGTGCCGCCTCAGCGACCGTCATTTCATTGTCCATGGCTCCACCGTAGCGGGTGTGACGCGGTGTGTCAACCGGTGACGTGCTGGTCATGTCAACATCTCCGCAATACGGTCGAGCTCGGCGTCTCCGACGACGGCGTAATGGGTCACAGTCTCCATGCTCGACCATCCAAACATCGTTCGGACGGCGGCGGGATTCGCGCCCTTTGACAGCGCCACCGATGCGCCACGTTTGCGCAAATCGTGGAAGGTATGCGCGATCCCGTGTCGAGCCATGAGCCGGTTGACTTTGCGTTGCAGCACGGCGGCGCTGTATGGGGTCGCGGTGGCCGTGACGACGTTGCCGCCCGTGTTGGGTAGCAGGTAGTCGAGCAGGACGGGTGACAGTGGCACGGGGCGTTCTTTGGAGCCCTTGCCGCGCACGTACATGCGGCGCGCCTCAGTGTCTACGTCGGCCCACGACAGCCCGGCGCATTCGGAGACACGCAACCCTGCAAACCCGCCAAGCGCGAACACGCGGCGTAGGTCCGGGGCGTCCTCGGTGAGTTCTCCCAGGAGTCGCCCAAGGTCTGCGCGTCCAATCATGCGGGGGACCGTGTTGGGCACCTTGGGCGGGTCGAGACGGCGCGTGGGGTCGTCGGGTCGGTGGTCGAACTTGGTGGCCCACTTGTAGAACGAACGCAGGCATGCGAGTTCGTTCGCGCGGGTCGCTGGTGACAGCCCGTACCGTGATTCCCACCACGCCTCGACCTGTTCGCGTGTTGCCGTTGCCGGGTCTGCGAACGTTGCCAGATCGGCCAGCACGGAACGATACCGGGCGAGCGTGTGCGGGGAGCGCGAACGGTCGAGTTGCGCCCACTGGATGAATGATTCCGTGGGGGTCATTCCATGCCGCCCGAGCCGTCGAACAGCACGGGGGACTCGACCATTTCGTTGTCAACCTCGGCCATGTTGCGAAGCGCTTGCTCGAAGTACTCCGGCTTGAGTTCACACCCGACGCCGATGCGACCAAGGCGCACGGACTCATAGACCTCAGAGCCGACGCCCATGAATGGCGTGAAGACAACCTCACCGGGGCTAGTGCGCAACTGCACGAACCTGGCGATAACGTCGAGCTGTAGCGGGTGGACGTGCTTCTCGTCGTCCTCGCTCTTGGCATCACGGAAGGGTAGTACGTGGTCAAGGCGAATGTCGTCCCACACGCTCGACGCGTATCGACGCCAGATCCATTGGCTGTACCTGTTGCCGGTTTGCTTGCCTTGCCAGTTGCGGTAGCGCTCGAGTTCAGCCGGTACAGACTCGACTCCGGCGTAGTAGTTGAGGCCGTGCGGGTGCGATGCCGGTTCTCCCTCGCCCGGCTTGCGGAATACCAGCAACTCATCGGCCGACGCCACACCGCCAGCCGCGCCGTCCTCGACGATGGTTTGGTGCGCGAGGTTCTTCTGCATGGTGCGCAGTCGGATCGCTAGCGGTTCTTTCCAGATGGCGTGTCGCGCGACCCATGTCCAGCCGAGCTCCTCGTGCAGTCGGATGACGTCGCCCGGGAAGTCAAACAGGCTGTCGGTGGTGCCACTATTGCCGGACGGGATGGGAGCGGCGTGTACGGCGGTCATGCGGCCCGGCTTGGTGAGCCGGTATAGCTCGCGGACGAACATGCCGTAGTGCTCGCGGAACTCGGCGTAGTTGCGGGCGTTGGAGACGTCGCGGTCGTTGCTGCTGTAGACGTACAGTCCCGCGAATGGTGGCGAGTACACGGATGCGTGAATGGATTCGTCGGGCATCGTTGCCATGACGTCCATGCTGTCGCCGTTGTAGATTGCCCACCTGTCGGTGATTTGTTGGTTGATTACGCCAGCCATGCCGGTACCTCGATTTCGTTGGAGTAGTTGTGTGGGTCAACGTCGCGCGCTTCGTTCATGTGTGCGACTAGGGCGCCGAACATGCGGTCGGCTTGGTCTGCCTTGCGCTGTAGGTTGGCGAGCACGTTGCGCCCGCCCTCAGTGGTCACTACGTCAACAGTGACGGTATCGGTTTGCCCGAATCGCCACATTCGGCGCACAGCTTGATACCACTGCTCGTAGGAGTGGGATGGGAAGTAGGTCATGTGGTTTGCGTGTTGCCAGTTGAGGCCCCATGCGCCAATAGCTGGCTTCGTGATGAGATGGGCGACTTCGCCGCGCGTGAATGCCGCCAGTTTCTCTTCCTTGGCTTCGGGGCTATCCGATCCGGTAACTTCTACGGCGCCAGGGATGAGGTGTGCGAGTAGCGTTGATTCATCGTTGAGGTGGCACCACCCGGCGCCCCCTCCTGCTGCGATCAGTGACGCGGCGGCGGCTTCGCATCGTTCGTTGAGTGTGCGCCTGTTCTCTTCGCGTTCCTCGCGCAACCCGACGGCGGGAACGTCGAACAGTGACCCCTCGGCGGGGCGCGAGGCGTCCACGCGAGTCTCAATGACGCGCAGGGGCGGCAGGTGGAATGCGCCGTCATCGAACCCGTAGTCGGAGGGCTTGCGGATCGCGCGCCCCCATGATGCGACCCAACGCCAGAACGGTTCGGCGGCGTGGCCCTTGAGTCGCCACTGCACGGTGTCACCGCCCATCGTGCGATTGCGCGACGACACGGAGCGCTGCTTGTTCGTGAAGAACCTAGAGAGCATGTCCATATAGCCAAGCCCGCCGAGCGCTTCGCTCGACGTACCGAGCTCGGTCCAGTCGTTCGGTGCCGCCGTGGCGGTGGCAAGTAGCCGGTACTGGATGCGGCGCATGAACTCCGTGACGGCCTCGCGGGTCACACCGTCGAATGCCTTGAGGATGCTGGATTCGTCACAGACGACGCCGCCAAAGTCCGACGGGTCAAACTTGCCCAACTGTTCGTAGTTGGTGACGACGATAGGCGCATGGATTCCACCATCCCGCGAGCGGGCGGCTTCATGGCCGAACTTCTCGGCCTCGGCCACCACTTGGAATCCGACAGCCAGGGGGGTTAGGAACAGGATCGGCTTGCCGGTGTGGTGGTGGATCTGTTCAGCCCATGCGAGGGCCATTGGAGTCTTGCCCATGCCGCAGTCCGCGAAGATGCCCGCACGCCCGTGTCGCACAGCCCATTCGACAAGCGCGGTTTGGAAGTCGAACAGGTGGCCGGGCAGGTTGACCGGCTCAAATCCCCCGGCGTCGACTAGTTGAGCCTTGCGCGCGAGAAACGCGGCGTAGTCGTCGGTCACGAGTCGATCCCCTCAAGGATCGCAATGCACACGGCGGCGACTTGCACGAGTTCGGCGCGCAGCCCCGCCGCGTCCTTTTCGAGGAACGCGCGCGACACTTCGCCCACCTCCTCGCCGAGCACCGCTAACTTGACGGCTAGGTCCACGGTTGGCGCCGAACAGTCGCCCCATCCCCAATCATGGGCATGGGACCACATGGCGCGTTGGCGTTCGCGTTCGTCGTCAATGTCTCGGTATATGGTTTTGCGCACGGGGTATCGCGGGCTGGGCATGGTGCCTCCTGGGTTGGTCGATGTGCCTACGTTAGCACACGTTGCCACATAATTAGAGTTATGAGTCACATTCGGCGCGTCAACTGTTGACACACCTTGGCACAACGCGCTAACGTCGTCCCATGAGGCCCGACACCCGGGCCGCGAGAGGGAGTTATGGCAAGGACCGCCGTTCGCAATCGCAACGAATCGCGCGACTACGAGCTTTCACCCATGCGCTACGTCGTGGTGCAGCCGATCAACGGGAAGTCGGACTGGTACACGGTGGCGGCATTCTCCAGCGATGACGACGCCCGGCGCTGGGCCAAGGACAACACGGTCGCCGATGATCCCGCGCGGAATCTCTACCCGCTCGAGGTGCGCGAGGTTGGACAGGAGTACGTCTCATGACCGCCTTCCAGCCCGGCGATGTGACCGACCCGCGCACCTACCTGTCGGACGTGCTCGCGAAGGCCGACGCGGTAGACGAGTTCCAGGGCGCTTGGGAGATGCACGCCCCCCGCCACCCAGCCCCCCCCGTGAGCGAGGGCGATGCACTCGCCAAAGCGTTCGCAGATTATGAGAGCACCCGCGAGGACGTCGCCCGGCGTACAGACCCCATGCGCGCCAACTCTCTGCTACTGGCGGGGGCGGGGTTGGCTAACGCCGTCAAGGACCACCTCGTTCAACTCCAAGTCCAAGCCCCCGTTGGAGAAGGCTTGGAGAACAGTGTGAGCGACGGGGAGCGGGAGGCGTACCGGTTCTGGCGCAATCACTGGGGCGCAGATGTCCCACCCGTTGACGATGCGTTCCAGGCTGGATGGGACGCGGCACACCTCGCCGCTGGTTACCGCAAGCCGACGTTGCCAAGCGTGGACATCGACGCAGCATGGGAAGCGCACCTACCCGTCGTCGCCCCGTATCATGTCGAGCCGCTAGCCAAGTACGACGCCAACGCAGTAGCGCGCGGCGTGGCATACGAGAAGGGCTTCCGCGCTGGGGCCACCGCGATCAAGGCCCACCTGTTGGACGGGGGCGACCGTGGCTAAGTTCGGTTGGTGCCTTGACGGTCATTGTGTCGGCAAATGCTCGCACCCTTGCCCAGGATCTAACGGCGAGCTGACGTGTACTTGTCCGTGCCACAGTGGAAAGGTGGAACCATGAGCGAGCCGTATCGTGACCTGTCGCCGTTCTTCCGTGAGGTGTGGGTGGTCAGGCATTCGTCACTGGCACAGCGAGCTCGACTCGATGGCGCGGCGTTCTCACTGTTTGCGCAGATGGTTGACATGCTCCGATTGCCGCGCTTCGTCGCATGGCTTGTCCGTGCCACGTCCCCATGAACACGGCCTAGAACGACAAAACAGCCCCGGCTCCATGCGTCCATCGCATGTTGAGCCGGGGCTGTCTGTTGCCGCGCTGGGGTCGCGGCGGTCTGAGGGGCTAGATGTATGAGGTAAGCACCTTCACCTGACCGGCAGCGGTGGCCGTCGTGTCAGTGTCTCCCGCACCACCAGTGATCGCAATGGCGATACCGGTCGTGAACCTGTGACCCACGACGCCAAGGTTGTGCATCACGGTGGACGTGGCTGGTACGGGAATCACGATCACGGGAACGGCTGACGCGAGAGTCGGTGCGGTCGCTTGGTTGTAGAGCTTCACGTATGCCGTCGATGCTCCCGAGTTGTACACGGACACGTTGTACACGGTGCCAGCAGATGCCTTGATGAATGCCGTGTTGGTGGTCGCGGCAGAGTTGATGTTCGATGCAGTGGGGGTGACGAGTGTGCCCTGGTTCGCGGTGACGGTGCCCGAGACTGGCTGTGTGCCCGAGACCTGCGCGGCAGGGATTGGCTCGGTGGCATAGGTGCCGGGGAGGATTGTCCACGTCGCGGCGGCGCTGGCTGTGGTGTTCACGGTGCATCGGATGCGAACCCACGCGAGACCGTTGGCCGACAGTTCCCACGCCGCCGCATACCCAACCCCAGCGGCGAGGGTGGCTGGTGCGATGGAAGTCTCAATGGTGTTCGCGTTCGACCGGACGGCCTGCAACCCGAACCACGTGCCGTCTGTGCCGTTGGTGGAGTCGAGCGACCCTTCCCACACGAACGTGCCAGCCGCGAGTGATACAGAGCCGGTGTTCTTCACGTGCAGCATGAGGTTGCTGATGCGGGTGACCTTGTAGGCGATGGTGCCTACTGCGCCTGCAACGGCACCGCCTGTGAGACCTGTGGCCGCCGCTGCGGTTGTGGTCAGGGTGCCGGTTGCCGCGACCACGGAACCAGGCTGGGTGGCGACCTTGAGCCTGCCCGCTTCGTCGGTGTGCAGCATGGAGTAGTCGCCGTCGTCTGCAACACCGATGGTGTCGGAGTCGCGGCGGACTGCGAGGGCGACAATGCCCGGCGCGTCATTGTCGGCCACGTTGCCCCGGATGCGCAGCGCGGCCACGAGAGTGTCCACAGCGGTCTTGAGTGCTGCCTGTGTGGCCTCGAGGCTCAGTGCGCCGAACATGTTCACTACGGCCATGTCAGTCTCCCGTCACAAGGTTGAGGCTGACGTTTCCGCCAGTGGTGTCAATCCACAGCGCCTGTGCGCCGGTCGCGAGGGTGGGTGCGCTGGTGCCGATGGTGACGCCAGTGCCGGGGGGGCCTTGGGGTCCGGTCTCGCCAGTTGGTCCAGCCGCACCCGTAGACCCAGCCGGACCAGTCGCACCAGTGGGGCCAGTGTCGCCGGGGATGCCCTGAACGCCCTGCGGACCCTGTGGTCCGTCAGCGCCAGCCGGTCCCGTTTCGCCCTGGATTCCCTGTGGGCCCTGAGCGCCAGTGTTGCCGGTGTCGCCCTTGGGTCCAGTGGCACCGGTCGCGCCTGTTGCGCCAGTGAGGCCACGTTGACCCTGCCCGCCACTCACCGTCACTGCGATAGGTGCTCGAGCGGCAGGAGGGCGAACAGTGAGCGGCGTCATGTTCGGACGCACAATGAAGTCAGCCAACTGGGATCACCTGAACATTGCCACCAAAAGCAGGCTCACCAGCCGCGTTCACCGCGTGCCATGAGTACATGCCAGCCGCGAGCTTGATCGACTCTGCGTGCGTGAGTGCAATGGTGAGCGTGGTGTCGGACGCCGCGAACACTGCGGTGACCGCAACGTCAGCCAGCCCGCCAATCTCGGCAGTGTACGTGCCGGACCAGTCGGCACCCGCTAGGGTGATGACCTCGGAGAACGACTGGCCGACGCGGAACTCCATGTCAATGGTGAGCCACGGTGCAGTGAGGTCAACGTCAGCCACGGCGCTTACTCGATGCCGTCGTTGATGAAGTGCTGCTCGGTGCCATCGGGAAGGGTGACACGGGTCATGCGCTCGCCCGTCACGTCGGACACGTAGACGGTGGGGACGGGGGTGGTCTCGGGCAGTCCGGCCAGCGACGTGAGCACTGACACGACGGCGGCGACGAACGCGACCGATGCGACGCTCTGCCAGTCCACGTCCAGCACACCAACGAGGCCCGTGCCGATGAGTGCGACGGCGGTCTGAGCAAATGTCTTGAGCGCGCGGATACCCGCAGCCTTGAGCCAAATGGTGTTCATGGTGTACTCCTTTTCTGCACGCGCCCATTGCGCGCGACGTTGTGGCGAATCTCACTCGAAGATTCTTTGTCCACCCGCTTGACAATGCATCGCGCGGGTGTAAACTAAAGACATGAGGCCGAAGGGACCGGCCAAGGAGAGGAAGCAATGAACACCATCGACAGGCTCCTGACAGACGGAGACGCAGACGCGATTCGCCTGTTCAATGACGCGGCCAGGATGGGCGCCCTCTCAGAGGCCCAGGTCGCATTCGGCAAGGCGATCATCGCGAACCCTGAGCGCTTCGAGGATGCGCGCAACGCAGTCGAGGCGAAGATCGCAGAGCGCCACGCGGCCCGCGTTGCCGAAGAGGCCGCGAAGGCAGAGCGCAAGGCGGCTCGTAACCTCAAGGGCAAAGAGGTTGGTGTGACGGTCTACTGGACCTCGAAGTCACGTAGCCGTTGCGCCGGGGTCGTCACCGCCATCGACGGCGAGACGCTCACCATCGACTACAACGGCCAGTCCGTCGTGAAGTCCGCGATCCAGGTTGGGACGGTGGCCTGATGATCGCCAAGATTGAATGCCGGACACACGGCGCAAAGGACCGATGCGGTCGCACGGGTCGATGCGTCGTGTGCTGCGCGATCCGCGAGGTCGGCGAACGCGGCGGACCGATCACTGACGATGCGATTGCATTCCAGGTGAGCATCTGCAAGCGCTCAACACTCTCGCGCAAGGAGGTCGCCGAGCGCATCGGCGTCGCACCCGGCACACTCTCCCGGTACGCACTCCCGGAGCCTGACGCCTGGATTGGTGAGACGCGCGGGTGGCTGGCGTCCACCATTGACGCCTGGAATGCGGCGCGCCCAGGTCGCGGCAAGTGGGGGAAGTAGGGCCCCGCTTCCGAACAAGTCGGCACCGACGGACAGTCACGGCGGGGCGACACGTGACCGGGGGTTTAGCGGACGGAACGCAACAGGCGTTCGTGGTCGAGACCGATTCCATCACGAATGACAGCCGTCCAGATGCCAGGGTGTGACCACTGGCCGGACGAGTTCTCGAACCATGCCGAGCCGCCGTCAAGCGCGGGCAGTTGAATGTGGACGCGCTCACGGTTGCCGATGTTCCCAAGCGGGTTGTATCGGCGGTGGTGGAAGTGACCGGACACAACAACAGTGGCGGACGAGATGGGTGAGTCACCAAGCGCTTGCCCAGCGAACCACTTCTCAAACGATGCAGGACCGGACGTGCCCACGTGCCCGTGCGTCAGGGCCACCACGTCGTCACGGACTTGCACCGCGACAGACACGCCCCAACGGTCGGGGAAGATGAACTCCACGCCAGCCCAACGCTCGGACATTGCCAGCGACTCAGCCACCGCGCGCACACAGTCAAGGCCGTAGTCGTCACCTGGTAGACCCAGGTTGTCCTTGCCGTCACGCCAGGCCCCATGATTGGAGGGGACGGCGAGCACGCGCGTATTACGATGACGTGATGCGATCCGCGTTATTACCTCAGTCAGATACGCCCTAGCAACCCGCAGCATTTCGGGGTGGCTCAGGTCGTTGGTGTGCGACTGCTGCTTGGTGTTCTGGAAACCCTCGATGAGATCGCCGCCAAGGAGGATCACCGCGTCCTCACAGGGGCGGGCTTTCATCTCGGCATCGAGCTCGCCGAGCAATACGCCTAGCCGCTCGAAGAACGCTTCGGTTCCGCCGCGCTTGTCCACCTTGCCCAGTTGCTCATCGGACAGGCCGACAATGCGGGTCTGGGTCAGCGCAACCTCTGACGCCTTGGCTGGCTTGCGTGACGAGTTGCCACGTGCGATCTTGACCAGTTCCGCGACGTTCCATGTTCCACTTTGTGCGGAACGTGGCTCTATGCGGAACGTCAAATGGCGATTCTCAACAGCGCCCATCGTCCACGTGCGAACAGCAGTGAGGATGACCTCACGGTCATCGGGCACAGGCATCCCGGTCTGCGCGAGGATGTGTTCCCGCCACGCAGTCTCATCTTCGGGGATATCGGTCACGTTGATCGCGGCCGACACAAGTTCGCCGTTCGGTGCGTACTGAACACCGGACATGAATGCCGTCGGCACGTTACGCCGCATCGGCGGGCCAGTAACAATCGACCCGGCCAGCCTACCCACGGGCGCGCGCCGACTTGCGGTGAATATCCACGGCAGTGTTCTCCACCACGAAACCAAGATCTCTGGCCCACGCGTACACAATCGCCGACGGCGACCATGCGCGGTCCGAGATCATGGCGCGCATTTCCTCGCGCGTCTCAGCATCCTCGGTCTCCATGTGTGCACAGATCGCACACCAGTGACCCTGCATCGGAGCGCCCTCAGCGAGCGTCGCGGACAACTTACCCATGTTGCTTACCTCCCCAGGTGGTTGATGCACGGTGTTACTTGATGAACCCGTGGAGGCCGCCCGCGATAGCGAGCAAAGCCAGGACCCATCCCTTCGTGTCTCGCAGGAACGCGGCCCATGTCAAACGGGGCGACGCCTTCTCGGTCGCTTCAACCTGAACGCGCCACATCTTGAGTTCCTGCACATCCGCGTCGAGCGTCGTCACCCTTGCCTCAAGTGCGGCGTGGTCACTGTCGCGGCGGGTCATGGACTCGAGTAGCGCTGTGAGCTTCCCGTTCATTTCCGCGAATCCAGTGCGCATCTCGCCCCTCAGCGTTGCGATGGTGACACGGGCGTTCGTGTCCTCGGACTGCTCGTCGGCAGACATGGCTACCCCTGCATTCGGCGTGCGGCGTCGTCGTTGACGGCCTTGGCGAGTGCGGCGTAGTCGATCTTGGGGGCCGGAATCTTGGCGGCCAGGGCGTCGTAGTCGATGACTGGCGCTGAGGCTGACTGGACGGCCGCGAGGATGTCGCGCGCCATGGTGCCCGTGTTCGCGAGGTCTTGCTTGACCGACACGTCAGGGCCGCGCAGGACCATCGTTTCGTCCCACACGATCTTGCGAATGAGCGCCTGGGACTGTGGACCCATGAGTGCCTGGGCGACACCGTTGGCCGCGATCTGCTGTAGTTGATCGGCGGAAAAGGCCATGTCGTCCTCCTGTGTGTCAAGGTGTGGGAAGTACTGGAAGTGCCACGGCTCGGCGGTCACGGTGCGACGCCAGCCGTGCTCGGGGTGGGCGACGAACCAGGCAATGAGTGGCGCTTGTGCGTCGATTGCTTGGCCCTTGACGTGGAAGGACCGGGCTGGCAGTTCAGCACGCGGGTAGCCGTAACGCTTCAGGAGCGCCTGTTGTGCTTCCCATGTGCGACCGGCCGACTCGATAGCGTTCGGTGCACCCGCCGCGAGACACCGCTCGAACGATGCTGCGGCGACAGGTTCCAACCAGTGAGTGCCGCCAGAGAGTTTGGTCTGGATCATGGGCACCTCCTAGCAGGTGGGGAGCGCGTTGGCTCTCTGGGTCGCGGCCACCACTGTGGACACCCATGCGTTCTTGCCGAGCGCGGTGGTGTGCACGCCGTCGCGCAGGTAGTAGGTGAGGCAGTACCCGGGGTTGAGGCAGAGGCCCTCGTACCAGTCGGCCACGACGCCGCGAGGGTGCTTGCCAACACCGTTCTGGATTTGAGCGTTCACCCAGCCCGTGTTGCGAAGGTCAGACTCGCGGGCCATGAAGTACGCTGCCGAACCGTACGGGTGACCGAGGTTCCACCTCGACACATAGGTGGTGACCCACACAACCTTGGTAGTCGGGGGGACAATCTCGAACACGCGCTTCACCTGAGCGGCCATCACTGGCGGGTCAAAGATGTCGTTCGTACCCACGGCCATCACAACCACAGGCGGACACCCATACTGGGCAACCCATGCGGCGAGCTGATCAACAGCGGGCGCGGTGGGGCGTCCTGACCACGCGTGGATGGCGATGGTCTGACCCGTGGCTGCATACAACGCCGTTGCCAGTGCTGCGCCGTTCTCCACCGAGATCGAGTCACCGAACACGAACGCCCCGCCAGTAGCAATCGCCGACGCGATCTGCGTGGGGCCGGACACAACAGGGACGTTGCCCTGCCAAGCGCCCAGTGATCCTGAGCCGTAGTTCGTTGCCATGACCTACGCCGCCGTGTAGGTGAACTCGCCCGCGAGGATGTCTGCTGCGGCCCACGTGAATGGCAGGGTTGACGAGATGTTGTAGACCGTGCCGGCCGTCGCGGTGCCCAGGCCGTAGAGCATCACCTTGTCGAGATTGGCGGCGTTTTGGTAGATCACAGCCTCACGGGAAATGGACGCTCCCGACGAGTCCCAGAGTTCCGCCTGCCCTTGACGCTTCACGTAGGTGTGGGCGAGCGCCGCGCTGTTAAGGGGCAGGGTGAAGATCGGATCGCCGGACACAGAGAACCCCGAGGTGCCGAACTGAAACTTGAAGCTGACGCGAACGGTGCCCTGCTCGTAGCGATAGGCGCACGAGTTCGCCGCCGATCCACCCGTGCCGATGGCGAAGTTCGTCAGGGTGGGCGTGTACGTGATCCAATCCGACTCCCACGCCTTCCACGCCGAGCCGTTGTAGCGGTAGGTGACCTTGGTGTCTACTTGGTACGCCTTGGCACCCTCGAGCATCCCGGTCAGCGCGGCGAGTGCGGCGGCATTCGCGGGCCGGTAGTTGCCTGCGAGTGGCTGCCATCCCGTGCCGCCTGTGTACTCAAACGTTGCCGCGTCCTTGCGCCACACAATGAGGGGCGCGTCAGTGGTGGCGGGGTAGGAGGTGTGGAGGGCGTCGCGCTCGGTGTCGTTGCGCACTGGGATGATGCCGCCCGCTGCCACTGCGGTAGGTGCCACCCACGAAACCGTGGGAGAGCCACCCCCGGATGCCGGGACGTTGATCTGCGCGATGACGAGCTCGCGTGTTGTGTCGGGTGATGGGGCGACGGGTGATGCGGCGGCGGTTCCGGCCTTGTAGTGTGCGGTAGCGCTTTCGAGACCGCTTGCGTCTTCCACGTTGTCGTTGATGCGGATCGTCACGATGTCCACACGCGGCAGGGTGGCGTGCGCGGCCGACACGGTGAACGCCTCGTTCGCGGTGACAGCATAGAAGTAGGGGCCAGCGGCGGCGGCGGTCTGCACGTCCATGATGCCGGAGTGGGGCTTGATGGTTCCGGCGAACGACACCAGCGAGACGGTGTTCGTTGGCGTGCCGTAGCGCACCCCAGAGCGTCCGCCTGTGGGGCGTGCAGCCGTGGCGCCGAACATCGTCACGGACATGTCGTTGCGGAAGTCCTTCGCCGTGTTGTTCAGTGTCGTCAAGCCGATGGCGTGAATGGTCATGAGGGCTCCTTGGGTGTGACGAGATTCACATAGACGCCTGAGGCTTGGCGCGGTATCTTGTGGGTATGGAACTGGTGGCTTTGTTCATTGCCGGCGCTCTTGCAGGTGGCGACATTGGTGCGCACGCTTCGGCTTTTGTCGCGCCTGTCGTCATCACCGAAATCGGACCTGCCGCAACTTGTGACGAGTATGGGAACATGACCGAGGTGTGGTCAGACGGCACGACCGCTATCACCGTCGGCGGATGCCTCGCTACGTACTAGGCCAAGCCGTACGTGATGGTTGCCTGGGCTGACCCGATATCGGAGTCGGCGCCATTGAATGTCGCCCCAGTGATCGTGAAGAACAGCGAGACGTCCGTGTCGATCAGTTGCGCGACATTGCCACACTGAAAGGCGAACGGGAAGTGCAGGTCATTCGGCTTGCCAGCCGTGATGGTTCCCGTGATGGACTGCCTCACAGACCCGGCCTTGGTAGACGACGCTGGGTGCCCGTAGGCGATATACCCGGCGATAGTGCCACTTCCCGTGGCGGCCATTGTGTGCCGCCAGTTCACTTCGCCTGTGACGGATATCTTCACGGCGTTCGCAGGGATCTGAGATGCGAGGGTTGCACCGTCCATTCCGCCCAGAACGTTGGGGAATGGCGGGACGAATCCAACCAGCCCAGCCCCGACACTGGCGGTGTTGAGCACTCGCTGCTGGAACATCTGCGTCACGGTCTGAGCAACCGAGGGCATCATTTCGCGTTGCCACTGCTCGATAGCCTCGAACTTGCGATTGATCCAGCTCGGGTCCAACGCTGCGGGCACCTGTGATGCGTCACCACCGGCCATGAGTCACCACCAAATCTGCCAGGACCGGCGTCACCTGCTGAACACCACTGAGAGTGCGCGACCACCCAACAACACGACCCGTGCCACCGAGGCCGTCCGGGTACGCAAGCATCGGATGAGACAGGCCGCCGATCTCAAAGCCCACAACATCGCCCATCCGAAAATCAACCCCCGGACGAGCCGCATCGCCAACAAGCGACACGGCCAAAGACCGCGAGCCCTGGCCCACCAGCGCCGCCTTAGATGCCGCGTGCGAGTCCAACGTCTCCGTGCTGCTGATCGACGTGGATGGTGTGAACCTCAACTCGAACTTGGGGCGCGAGTCACCGGTCACCAGCACGTGCGACGACTCGGGTCGCACATCGTTCACGGCCGTCGAAACCGCCATGACGTCGTTCGCGCCAGACCCGTCCCCGTAGTCCTCGACCAGCGTGAAGTCAGTGATCGAGCCAGGAAACTCCCACGTGACGGCAGGGTCAAGTCCAGCGTTCGGTGTCGTGCCCAGGCGATCAGCAACAACCAACTGCGGCTTGTATGCAGTCTGCGTGCCCACCGTCGTTGCGACCCAACCCACCATCCACTCGGGGCCACCGTCAACGCCTGCGAGCTCGGACATGACAGAGAAGAGTGACTTGTCGTTCAGGTCCAGATAGGTGCGGTCGCGGGTGATCGCAGACGCCGACACGTCGTAGTCAAATGGCAGACCGTCGGCCTCGCCGTATGCGACCACGAGCGCCTCAACAATGGAGCACTGGTCCTCGCTCGTGTACGTGACGTCGCCCACGAAACGGCGACGCAGATACGTTGCCGGGGTGCCCATGTCGAGTCTGACAGAATCGCCCTTACCCCGCGTGCGGCGAGCAATCAGCCCACCCCACACCGGCACATCATCCTCAAGCAACACCAAATAGGCGCCACCAGGACGCGTCGCATTGAGCCACTCCGCCGACGTCTTATCGTCCAGGGTCAGCACACCCGATGCCGTCTCGTAGCCGTTCATCGCGTCGGCGATACGGTCAACGCTCAGCCCCGGCAAGTCCGTAATGACGATACCAGTGGTCGCGGAACACGCCACCCACTCCAACTTGCTCATGTCACCACCACGACGGCGTTGCCGTCACTTCCATGGTGCCAACGCCAGACTGCGCCGTGAACGCCCACTGGTTAGCGCCAGGCTGGAACTCAGACCACCCGCGACCGGTCACCCAACCATTACGCTCAGCACCCGGCTGCGAGTTCTCGAGAACCTTGCGGGCCTCCATATCGACATAGATCCAGTTGCCCTCGGGGATCGTCAACGATGCCGCGAACTGGAGCACCGTGCCCGACGCGATATGCGTCACGGCCGGACCGGTTAGGCCGCCCACGCCTGCCGTGATTTTCAACGTCACGCGACCCGGCGCGTTGCCAGGATTCGTCAACGTCACCACACCCGACGTCACCGTCTCCGAGAACGTGAACGGGAACGTCATCGGGAACGTCATGCCGCCCGACGTGGCAGGCAGACCAGTCGAGGCCGTCAGGTCAGTCGTCACCTTGCGCGGATCGGCCGCAATCAACACCGTGGACCAGTTGACCAGGCACCCATCTGCTTCGGGCTGATACGTCACGTCACCAGTACGGCGAACCGTCACCGCACGCGTCATGGAGCCTTCGATAACGGTGAGCGTCGTGTCCGTCAACGTAGCCGCAGAGACCAACTCGTCAAACTTCTCACGAGCCTGGTCCCGCGAAGGCGCAATGATCGCCCCCATGGCCGTCATGTACTTGCCCACATGGAAGCCGTCAGACACCCACACACCATGCTGGCCCGGCTTCTGCACCGTCTCAGCCGATGATGCCGGAGCACCCCAACCATCGAGGTCCTCAAGGATCACGTCAATGTCGCCCGCGTGAGTCGCCGACAGTTCAAACGTCCCCAAGGTTGCGCGCTGAGCCTGAACCGGAATCATGCGGCGCCCCTGTACTGGATACGCGGCAACTCGGCCGCAATCTGGTCAACGTTCTGGATACCGTGAATGTGGATCGTCTGGCCCTTACCACCGCCGCGCCCACTCAGCATCGCGTCGAGCTTCGACAGCGGAATCACAGCCTCAGACTCAGGACCCTCACCCACCATCGCCAACGTCGGCTTAGTAACAATGCCACCCTCAGCCAGCAGCGGAATCTTGGGGAACGAGAACGTCTCACCACGATTCGGCACACCCACAATGTCCGGGATCGTGAACGACAACTTGCCAACACTGTCGTTCCACATTCGCGCGACGCCATTGAATGCGCCCTTGAAAACGTTCGTGATGGTGTCGCCGATCTTCGAGAAGAAGCCGCCGATCTTGCCGGGGGCCTCGCGAAAGAATGCGATGGTCTTGTCCCAGCGGTCCTGAATGAAGTCGGCCGCTCCCGAGATAATGGCCCTCACTAGGGCGAAGTTCTCGCCGATTCGATCCTTGACCCACGTGAACGCCGTCGAGAGCGCCTGAATGGTGGGGTACAGCACGTTGTCCCACACCCACAAGTACGTGTCGCCCATGAGTTTGAAGTAGGCGATGATGAACTCAACCACCGGCTTGATGACGTTGGACCACATCCACGACCACGTGGTCACAAGCGCGTCGATGTAAGGCTTGAGGATCTTGTCCCACAGCCAAACGAACGCGGCGCCAATCGCATCAATGCCGGTCTTGAACCACGACACATTGTTGTACGCCCAAAGGAACGCAGCGGCCAACGCGGCAATCCCGATCACAATGAGACTTACCGGGTTTGCGGCCATCGCAATGTTAACCAACCACACCGCCGCCGTGACCACACCAATCGCAAGAGCGAGTGGTCCAAGCCACTTGATGTTGTCCTTGACGAAACCGACGACCGCCGACAGGACCGCGCCCACCTTGTCTAGGACGTCACGGAACTTCCCGCCTGGGCCGGTTCCGTCCTTGAACTCCTGAATGAACTGGGCCACGGCCGGAAGAATGTCCTCCGTCACCGTGTCCGCAATGCTCATGAGCGCGGGCAACACCACGGGTATCAACTTCTCCGCGATGGTCTGCGAGATGTTCTCGAACTTGCGCTTCGCAATCTCAAGCTGACCCGGCAGAGACTTACCGGCCGCCTCGGCCGCGCCACCAAACTGGGTGTTCAGTTCCGCGAGAATGATCGACTGCGCACCAGCGACGTCGCCCGTGTCAACAAGACCCTGGATCACGGCCTTCTGATCGTCGGTGAACTGCACGCCCGCACGAGTCAACGCCGACAGCCCGTTCACCGGGTCATTGAGCGCCTTCCCAAGAAGGGTTGCATTGGATGATGCGTCGCCGCCCAACTTTGCGGCCATGTCCGTCGCCGCAAGGGTCGCTTCGTCGAAAATCTTCGCGGTTCCGGTGTTCCGAATGTTCGTGAACGTGAGGAGCAACTGCTCGGCGGCAACAATGCTGTCGTCGGTCTGGCCCGACATGAGTTGCAGAGATCCGGCCATGTCGGTGAGGTGCTCGACCGTGACGCCCGCGACGCCGCCTGTGGACTTAATACCGGCCTCAAGTTGGGCGATGCCGCCCGACGCGTCGAGGGCTTCCTGTACGCCCGTCTTAAGCACAGCGGCAATGCCAGAGACTGCGATTCCGGCCGCTGCGACTGCCGCGCCGCCAAGTACGCGCCCAAAGCGTGCGCCTGACGTGCGGCCAGCCTCGTCAAGTTGCGGGTCCACGTCAGCGGCGAGAGTCTTGCCGAATCCCTTGGCGGACGGGATGACGCTCAGGGTCGCGTAGCCGACGTTTGCCATGGGTGCGCCTCTCGTCTAGGTGATGCGCCCCTCGGCGATGTCAATTTCGCGCTGGCGTTTGCGTGCGATCGCGTCAGCTCGAGCCTTGGCCGTTTCTGGCGAGACCGTCGCTTGATGCTTCGGGAGCCACGGATGCGGCTGACCCGATGTGGCGTGGAAGTTGTGCGCGCTCAGGTAGTTGTCGAGCGTCCAGCCATCCCCACCCTCAGCAAGCGCGGTGGCGGACTCGGGTGGAAGGTGTCGCAGGCGCACTACGATCATTCGCAACGTGAGCCGCCGCACACCATCAGCGTCAAAGCGCCAACGGTCGCGGTAGTCGATGTGGTGGTAGCGCGAGAGGTCCGACTCCACCGCGTCCGGGTGCTCCCGAAGCAGGCGGAGGAGCCGAGTTATTCCCCCGGCTTCTCAAACCCCAATGCGGCCATGATGACCTCAGAGAGCGAGTTCAGGTCGCGCACAGTCGGCTTGTGCTTCGCCTTGAATGCGGCGTACTGAGACTCGCCCAAGATGCCGCGAACGATGGCGAGGCCCTTGCCAGCCTCCATCGCTTCGATGACCTCAATGGGACAATCGTCAATGGTCGCCGGGATGGTGAATGCCCGCTCGCGCCATGTGACAGGGATGGTCGTGGTGCGTTCGGCTTCAATCTGGGCGGCGGGCTTCTGGTGGTCCTGGGGCACAGTGGCACCCTCGGGGATTTCAGGCATGGCGCGGTTCTCCTTGATTGGTGGTGATCGCGGTTGAAGGTGGGGCTACCGGCCGGGCGAACCGCGAGAACTCCCGGCCGGTAGGTCTACTAGGCGGAGACGGTCACCACACACGGAGCCGTCGACGTGACGCCCCCGTAGGCACAGGACACGTTTGCTGTGCCCGTTGCGATGCCCGTGACGAACCCGTGCGAGACAGTGGCCTTCGCGGCGTCCGACGTGATCCAGTTCGCCTGGTCCGTGATGTTGCCGGTGCTGGCGTCCGTGTAGGTCGCCGTCGCCACAAGGGTCTTGATCTTCGCGCCAGCCAGCGAGAGTGCCAGGGTCAGCGGCGTGATCGCGATGGACGCAATGTCCGGGACCGCCTGACGAGTGAACAGCACACCAGGGTTGGCCGACGTCGGGAAGATCGTCGCAACCATCGTGCGCTTCGTCAGGTCCTCTTCGCCGTCCTTGATGCCACCATCAACGTCAATCAGCGCGTAGTTCGCGGTGATGAGACGCTGCACCTTGCCGCCCGTGCGAGTCTCAAACGCAATCAGCATGGGGACCGGGGTGGGGACAACGATGGACGACGCCGACGAACCGGGCCAGACCAGCGAACGCGTGTACGTGTTGTCCTCGAGCAGCGAGAACTTCTTGTCGAGCTTGAAGTTCTTCCGCGACGTGGTGACGAGAGTTCCACCCCACGCGTAGTGATCCTTCTTGTCAACAGAGCGGGTTTCCTCGAAACCGTCGCCGCCGTCAAGCAGTCCGAGCAGGTTCCAGGAACCCGAGAACGGGGTGGAGACGTCGGCGGGAAGTGCGGTGCCGATGGGGGCAATGTAAACGTCAGCGTTCGCCCAAACGGACGCGTTGGCCGGGGTGCCGGTCATGGTGTTCTCCTTCGGGAGTGATGGGTGTGGCTTCGCGGTTCATCCCGCCCGAAGGTGGGAGAGACTGAGGCTCTAGACCAGTTGGCCGAGCAGTTTCATGACGACACTGATCGAGGCGAGTTGCGCCTTCGTGTCTGGGTCCTCGGCAGGAAGGACGCCCGTGCCGGGGAGGCATCCCGAAGTCAGCGAGTCGCCGGGATGGGCGAGCAATAGCCCTTGGCACAACGCGGCGAGATCCTGCGCCGTTGTTGTCGATTCGTGCCACAGGGTCACGCGCACCGATGCGCGCCACAAGATCGGATAATCAATCTCGGGAGTTCCGTCAAGCGCCACCTGCACGTGAGGCTTGGTGCCCTTGACCCAGGTGGTCGGGAGGTTCACGCCAACCGTTACGTCATGCCCACGTGAGGCAAGCGCTGGCACTAGGTAGTCGATGGTTACTCGTTCGGCCCTGGGGGGAACTGCGACAGGCTTGGTCATTTCGACTTCACCTCGAGCCCCTGGGATGCGGCGGCCTTCTTGAGCACGCCATGCTTAGCCTCAACCGCAATCGCGGCCGGGTGATTGATGAGCACCACGGCGCGCACGCGGTCTGACGTGTGGACCTTCACAGTGACGGGCAAGTCGCGCTCACGTGGTCCACCATCACGGTCGCCAACCTTGATACCCTGAGACCTGATGTGAGCGGCCATTGCTTCGGCTGCCTTGATGACCGGTTCGCGCATCTGGGTCTTGAGAATGAACTCGATGCCCTGGTGATCCAAGCGCTCAAGGCCCATCAGCCAGCCGCCCTCTTGATTGCGATTTCAGAGCCGGGGTGCCATCCGGTCAGTGGGTTTGTCCAGTCGCCCGGTTCGCCCTCAATGTCGTACAGGACACCCGCGATCTCGAGCTGATCCGTGAACAACGGAATGGTCGAGGCGTCGTCGGGAAGGTACACCGACATGCCAACGACGACACCTTGACGGCCGCGCTCGGTTGGCTCGGTCGACATGCGAGGAGCCACGCCACAGAGCTGAATGTCGATGCGCGTCGGCGCGCCAGGAATCGGGTCACCGTAGGCGTCGGTTCCAGCGCTGCGAACAATCGTCACGGTCACACCGCCCGGGAACCTCACGCGGGCACCGACCACATATCAGAGCCGCCCGCGACCTGACGCGAGAAACCCAACTGGCGACGTTCCGCCTTGGTGAGATACAGGTCACCAGACGCACCGGCAAGTTTCATGCCAGTGGAGAACGGTCCCGCCGTCTGGGTGACCTCAGTCGCGGCAGGCGAGTCAACATCAGTGCTCAACACCCGCTCAACCATCTTGCACGTGATCCGCACAAGGGTTGCTGTTGGGGTGGTGAGTGCATCAAGCACACCACGCTTGTCCTCATCAAGAATCAGTTGTGACGCATCCTCAAGAAGCGTCGTGGCGCGCAACGTCTCCGCAGTAGAGAGGAGCCGCCAACGGTTCACCAAGTCGGTGACAGTGGCAAACGGTGGAGTCAACATGGCGGCCCCTCTCTACTAGATGATGCGGTTACTCGGACTCGGCTTCGGGGCGCCAGGGCTTAGCCTTGGCGCCTTCCTTTCGCGGGTCCGACTCGAACGCCTCATGCCCTTGGGCAATGAGTGCGGCAACAGCGCTGACGTCCTCGACGTCAAAGACGTTGCCATTCTTGGCCTTGATCCAGGGCATGATCGGTGTTCCCTTCGGTTACGCGGAAACGTACGTCTGCACGGCGGTGGCGCGAAGCACCTTGCCGCCGTACACGTTCAGTCCGTCGATCTGGTCGCCAAAGGCGTCGGTGACGGTCTGCGCACGCTGCTTGATGATCTGGTTCACGAACGCCACGGAGCGGCCGTGGTAGCCGATGAAGCACGGCTTGGCCGTGTTCGCCATCGCTGCCGAGGGGGTCTCGATGACCTGGAAGCCTCGGTAGGTGCCGATGACGCCGTTGCGGATCACGTTGTCGCTGCCAGCCTCGTTCGCCTTGAACAGCGAGGACGAGTTGTCCATGAGGAAGGCTGCCGCCTCGGGGTTGACTGCAAGGTAGCGGTCACGGTTGGGAACCTTGGCCTTCACAAGCGCGGTTCGGATCGACTTCACCGCCGCGTCTGCAAGGGCGTAGGTGGTGACTGCAGTTGTGCCAGCGGAGGTGCCGTTGGCGATCATGGCGGTGAGGACGTAGTCCTCGGCCACATCGGCGAGACCCTGACCGGCGTCCGTGAGAACCTGGTCAAACGAACCCGCCGCCTGCACCTTGTCAACGTCGTCGACCAGGTACGCGAAGTACTTCTTCTGGTCGATGGCGAGCGACTGGGTGGAGTCGGTGAGCGCCTGACGAGTGATGGAGCCCGCGTAAGTGCCGATGGTTGGCTGGGTGAAGCCCGTGATCTTGACGGTCTCGCCACCGTTGACGATGTCGCCTTCGTAGTCGTGGTTCAGCGTCGGGATGACAAACGTCGACTGGTGGAAGTTCTCGAGAAGTGCCGCGTGCCAAATGGCCGGGTGGTAGTTGGTGATAGCCATGAGAGGCTGTCCTTTCGGGTCAGTTGATGCCGAGGATCTTGTTCAGCCGCCCAGCCCTGCGCGCCTCGTTGATCTGCCCCGGCGTCATCGTGGCGAGGACGGCATCGGTGATCTGTGAGACGCCAGCGGGTGCGTCGGAACCGGACCCTTCGGAAGGGACAATCGGCCCACGTGGGGCCTGGGGATTGGTGATGAGCGTCGAGAGGGTCGCGGCGTGGGCCTCGATCTCTTCCTTCGTTGAGCCACGCAATGCCGCTGCTGGGACGCCTGTGGCCTCGGCCACTTCGGTGCGCCACGCGTCGGCCTGCTCCTTGGACTGGTAGCCCTTGACTGCGGACTCAAGCTCGGCGAGCCGTGCGGCTGCCTTCTCGGCCTCGGTCATCTGGGCCGCCTTGAGAGCGTCGCGTTCCTCTGCGGCGGTCTTGTTCTCCTTCGCACGCTGCTCCCACTTGCGGGCCTCGGCCTGCCAGTCGGTAGTCGGTGCGGGGGCGGTGGTCTCAGGCTTGGGCTCCGGGGCGCTTTGCGGCGCGACAGGGGGTGTTTCGCTCATCGTTCGTCCTCCCATGCGGGATCGCCGAATGGCCCGTGCGGGCTAGACGGTGGGGTGTTTGGTGTATCTGCCGTGCGGCAGAAATCAGGGGGTGCGGCTACTCGCCGACAACGGGGATGCCACTGGCGCGAGCACGGCCATACAAGGTCGCGCTACGCAACACCTCGCGCTCATTCCTGAGTCGCGCGGTCTCAGCTCGCATCTCTGCCGCCGACTGTGTTGGGGTAGACGGATTCGGGCTTGCGTCACTTGACGGCCCAGCCTTGGCCGCACTCGCTGGCTCTACGGCGCGCTGTGACGCTTCGACCTGTTGGGCGTCCGCCTTGGGTCGGCCACCACTCCACGAGGGGGCGGCGCTACAGCGGCAGTGGTCGTGAGCGGCAAAGTCGACCGAGCGTTGAGAATAGACAGCACCGCGACTAGCGAGCATGTCGCAGAAGTCGCAGCCGCCACTCGTGACGCGATACCAACCGGCGGCCTTTGGGTCACTCTTGGTCGAGCCAACGATGGTGTCGCGTCCCGCGTTCAGCACATAGCGCGCCGTCGCGCCCTTGAGTGTTTCAAGCGTTCCGGCGGGTGCGTCGGTGAAGAGCGCGCCTGCCGCGTAACGAACCTCGGACTCAATGGCCTCGACGGCGATGGTCTTGGCGGGAATGGCCGCAAACCGACCAGTCACGCCAGACTTGGCGCGGACTTCCTCGTACCAGTCGGCCGACGTCGTGGCCGCCATCTCGCCGTAACGCTGCACCAGCAGCGGCACGTATTGCAGAAGAGCGTTACGCGCCACTACAGGCTGCGACAGGTCGACGTAACTCCAAAACTTCTCTAGGTCCCGAACGGTCAGCGCAACAAGGTCATCGTTCGCGGCCTTGAGTCGAGCAACATCATCCCGCGATGCCATCGGGCACCACTGGCCTGGCCGCCGCCGCAAGGGCCGCCATGTTCGACCGAGACGCCGCACGCTTCCATTGAGTCTCAATGCGCTCAATCTCCGTGCGGTCGTAGCCCATGTGTTCCAACTCCACATCGGTCTCGGCAAGACGCGGAATGGCCTGCACGCGCGCGAGAGCCGCCTGCGCCTGCGAAACCTCATCAGGCTCAGACCACTTGCCAAACTTGGCCCGCAGTGACCGCGCCTCAGCCAAAGCGGCAGGCGAATCGGTAGCCATCGCAACGGCACGAATCATCAGACGGCGCCACGCTGGCTTGAGTGCGGTGGTCTGCCAGTGCTCAATCTCGATGCCGAGCTCGCCCCACTTGGCCTGCATCGCCTGGGCGCTGTCCGGGTTGTCGCTCACAATGCCAAGAGCCGACACGGGCAGGGAAGTCTCGGCGGAGAACATCTGCGCAATGGCGCGCAACTGGTCAATGTTCGGCTGCATCGTCTGCTGTGCGAACTGACCAACCTGCGGAAGTTCGCCCTCTTCGTCGCGCGACAAGGTGAGTAGACGGCCCAACATGACCGACCACGCCGGAATGGGGTTGCCGTCCTTGTCCTGAAACGACGTTTCATCCGCACCAAGCGCATACCGCTGGGGGGCGTTGTAGAACTCCGCGCCAACCTCAGTACGCAGCATCGTGCGAACCGCCGCGTCAGTGTTGTACATCACACCGCGCGAGATTCGCGACCGACCAAACGGGCGCGACAGGTCAGCGCGATACGGGATCATCTCAACCGGCATACCCATGCCATGCTGAGTCTCCGACGCCTCAAACACTCCCACGGCCGTGCGACGCAAAGTGATAACCCGGTTAGGCAGATACAGGTTCATCAACGTCGGCTGGCAAGTCACGGGGTCCATGTCAGACACAGACAGCGCGTTCACCAGACCGCGACGACGACGATCCCACGTGCCGGTCGCATCCTCAGCAGAGCGCACCGTCAACAGAATCGGAGGCTCACCCGCTGACTCGTCGCCCACGTGCACAAAGCCAAACGCGCACGAATGAATCAAGGCCGACGTGTGAGCCGCAGACGCCTCAGACTCAAGCCTGTTGTCCTCGGAAATCTGAGCAACCAGCGCGTCAAGTTCCTCACCATCGGATGACGACGTGAAGCCCTCAAGAACCGTGCGGCGCGACATGGAATCAACGGCCTTAGCAGGCCAGCCCACAACAACCTCAACCGTCTTAAGAGACGGAGGAATTGAGATCCCTAGGTCCTTAAGTTCGTTGTGGCCCTCGTAGTACCTACGGCGCAACTCATTGCGAACACGCTTGTAGTTCAGCTTCTCAATCAACTCAAGAAGGATGCTGCGATCAGCGTCAGCCAACCCCAAGAAGATCGCCTTCTGAATAGGCTGAACCTGTGACGTGCCGTAGGAACCAAAAGAGGAAGTGCTCACGCCAACACCGCCCCTCTGGTCTTTCGTCCGGGTTTACGCTTGGAAGTTTTCGCACCCCAGTTAGCGAGGCTCGCTGCCTCAATGGGGGTTTCGTCGCCATTGGTGGCGGAAGTGAACCAACCCCACGCACCGCCGCTTTGCGTGCGCGACTTCTTGTCACACACAGCCACAGAATCATCAAGAGCCTTCTGGCCCTCGGTCGCAAGGTGCGTGATGGTTGGGGAGGTCTCGGCAACATCGTTGGCGAACATCGCGCAAGCCGTGAAGTACTCGGTAGTCGATGCCACATGGATCGCCTTGGAAGAAACCCTGCGATCAAGGAGCGCCTGCTTCAACACCTCAGCACCAGCGCGACCAGAGATCACAATGGTCGCCGTCTCGTTCCAGCGCTCCTCGAGCCAATCGGCCAGAGATGCGATGCCGGAACCGATAGCACCAGACTGCGCGCCCACCAGCTCGACATGCACACCGGCCGCGTGCTTCATCGCACCAGCCACAGCAACGCGCGTGCCATCCGCAGAGAACGCCACACCGAAGGACTTCACGCCCAACGTCGGCGGCTCTGGCACGCCAGTCTCAGACCACTGCTCAGAGGTAATGAGGCGAGTGCTACCCGCCAACTCATCCCAGATACCCAAACCCTCACGACGCCACGAACCCTTGTCTGGCAGATTCTTGCGAAGGCGCTTGATAGACACGGGCGGTGTGCGGTGCGGGTAAGACGGGTTCGCGATAGGCACCTGGCGCGGATCATCAACGTCAAGGGACGCATCGCCGGAGCACTCGACATAGAGCGCATCGCCCGACTGCACGGGTGGACCGAAGTCAACACCCGCGAGCTCGACCTTTGCTGTCAGCGCCTCAGCCCTACGTGCCGTGAACACCTCGCCCGGGTCAACCTGCGGACGTGGTGGTGTACCCATGTAGAACAACAGGGCGCCATGCTGAAACCGTGACTGGTTCGTCGCGGCCACCATGTCCTCAAGGGCCTTAACGGTGAGGATCTGCGCCTCATCGAAAACCTCGACATCAACCTCATCGAAGCCGCGACCGAAACCCTGCTCACGGGCGCCGAACAGAATCCGAGAGCCGTTTACGAATGGGATCTCTTGCTCACCGTTCGCATCACGAATGGCCGTGCCGTTATTCGACCCGGCCTTGAGATATGGGCGGATGCTCGAGCGCAGCACAAACGACTTCATCTTCTGAAACGTGTTCGTCGCCGTGCGCATACGGTGTGCGGTCCAGATGACGGTGAGGTTAGGGAACAGCGTGCACAGCGCCACGACAATGCGCATCACGATAAACGTCTTGGCAACCTGACGCGGAATCGAAAGCGTGATACCGCCAACCGTCGCGGCAAACATTCCATCAGCGCGGACACCTAGCGCAACCTCGCCAAGCCCGTCCTGCCAGGCATCGAACGACTCACCAAACTCCTCGCACCGCTGCCCGACCTCGTACCAGAGCGAATCGACAATCCCCTCGGGAATTACAACGTGACGCGCAACCTTAGATAGCGGCAGCGTTGAACGATCGACGGGTTCCGGCAGGTGCGGCACGGCGCTTCTCCTCCTCGTCGGCCGCATCAAATGCGCGGATCTGGCGATCCAGCTCGCGAAGTTCCTTGTAAGCCGAAGCGATGGCGTTAGACGAAACCTCTCCCGCGTCAAGCTTCCGAGCCAGCGCAAACCTCATCGCAGCAAGAACCTCGCGCGGCCCCTCGTCCAGTGCGGTCACGATGCTGGTGGGCGTCACGGGAACATCAGGCTCACCAGACGACGCCAGGCGTAGACCAGCCATGACTCACCGCCTAGGGGTTTTTCGGAT